TTATATCGTCAGCATCCTTTGCAACAATACAGTGCACTTTAGATGCTTCGATACCGTCTGTTTCGATATCAAATATCAATCTCATATATGTCCTCCGCTAGAGTAACTAATGTATTTTTCTTGGTTTATCGGGGTCGTCTTCGTTAGGGTCGAAGTCGCTAATGTTGTCCTTGTCACGTAATAATGATTCTTCCCACATGATGCGGAACTCTTCTATCGTGACTGGGGTATCTTCAGGCTCTAAATTGAATAGCTTTATGTTTTCCATAAAGTCAACATAAGCCTGTCTTAGTGCTTCTTCTGTGTAGATGATCCCGTCTTCTGATCCATCCTCGAGTGGGATGATGTTAAAACTCTCCGTCAGTTTGCCCGACGGCGAAGTCGAACGTAGATACGCCCTGATTTCCACCAGCAATTTCTCGCAAACGTCCAGTTTCTCTTTTATACGCGACAGTTCCTGTGACACCTGTTTCTCCTGTATAACGATTCTTCAATACGCGAACCGTTGTGAGATTAGGATCTTCACCTTGTTGGTCACGCTCTAGTCCAACTACTGCATCAGATAACTGAGCTATAGCTGCACTACCCCTTAGAGAATTTAAAGAGGTCTCCTGTCCTCTCTCATAACCTTTATCACCTTGGGGGCGTCTTAAGTGAGATACCAAAACCATTGCACATTGCAGCTCTTCAGTGAGCGTGCGTAACTTAGTCATGGTGTTATCAATTAAGCGGCGTTCATCAGATTCTTCATCCGCTGAAATACCTGAGACCACCATAGAAAGGTGATCCAAGATGATGACGTCGCATTCACAACCTCGGACGAGGAATCGAATTTTGTCTAGTAGGTTTCCAGATTCAGTTGAGCCCCAATGGTCATAGAGAAAGAGTTGATCTTTCACTGCATCGAATGAATCTTTGTAATTATCTATATCAATATCAGGCATCATATGGAGAGGCTCATTTGCATGGATCCCCATAAAACCTAATAGTGTTCTATCGTCTGCTTCCTCGAGGGCGATATAACCAACTTTGGTTCCCTCAGTCATAAGCTTGTAGGCTATCTCTCTGCAGAAGGCAGATTTACCAACCCCGCTCCCTGCTGTGATAGTTGTGATCTCACCACGGCGCATTCCTAGTAACTTCTGGTTCATCCCAGGGAATGGAAACTCCCAGGCTTTCATAACTTTTCTAGCCTTAAGTTTGTCCCACAGATCTGCAGCAGCTACGATGCCATCGGGGTGGAATGTTTTGGCATCCCACATAGCTTGTAATAATTCTTTTGTCTTGCCTGCAACAACCATTTCATTCGCGTCCTTCATTTCTAAAGTAGCGATCTTGGCTCTCTTAGGTGGTAATAGAGCAGCAGACTCCTTAGCTGCAGCACGACCTACTTCGTCGTTATCAAACATAAAGACAATAGTCTCAAACTTTAATAACCACTCAAGGTTGTTACGTATAGCTTTAGGAGCACCTGCTGCACCATTCGGGACAGATACAACTGGCCACTTGTGGCTCTGTACCTGCGAAAGTGAAATTGCATCAATCTCACCTTCAGTAATGATGACTTTCTTGCCGCCATCCTTCCAAAGATTCTGTCCAAACAGACGAACTTTTTTTGTTTCGCCGATAAAGCGAAAGTCTTTATTTGGAAAGCGAATCTTCTGGGCAACAACATCACCGGAATCGTTTGTGTAGTTTGCAATCTGAACAGGCTGTCCGTTCATTTCTCCAACTTGGTAATTCCATTTACGAGAGCTCTCTAAAGTAAGAGCACGATTAGGAAGTGCCTTATGGATACCTGAGATCAGACCTGTCTGTGCAGGTTGCTTAAACTCAACTATTTTGTTCACATCCTCGTCGGATTTATTAAATTGATTACACGAAAAGCAATAACTATGACCGTCATCGTAGACGGCACACGCGTCACTGCTACCACATTTTTCACACGCTTGATGCGCTATGAATTCTGATTCCGTTGATTGTTCCACCATTTCTCCACATTAAAACTCGGACATGCTTTCTTAGGATCTAAGTCGGTATGTCCTACAATTGCTGCGTCTGGGTATTTATTAGATAGACCAGTTAGCAACTGATTCAGTGTTGTAAATTGCTCATCAGTAAAATTATTTTCAGCAACATTTTCTGCATCGACGCCGCCTATAAGACAAATACCAATTGAGGTATGGTTATGTCCTTTCACATGTGCGCCTACTGCATCTTCCTCTCGCCCTGTCTCTAAGGTTCCATTGCGTTGAATGACATAGTGGTAGCCAATCTTTAACCAGCCACGCTGCCTATGCCATTGATCAATGTCTCGCTTAGTTACTTCCATCGTCGGGGGTGTTGCTGAACAATGAATCACTAATAAGTTCGTTGTGTTTCTTTTGCTCATTTATCCATGTCTTTGGGATTTTTTCCTGTGCAAAAGGAAAGTCATACTTTTCGCACCACTGCATATTTGTCATCTTGGATCCTTGTACCTTTCCATCTAACTTCATAAACAACATGCGAATATCTAGATCTGGATATTGCTCTTTTATAGCTCTCATCTTTCGTTGATCAGCTGAATCTAGATACCCTTTGCATTCGATCACGATCCCATTTTCGAGAACGAAATCAGGCTTGTATTTGCGAGTCACGGTGTATGGAAGATCTAACTTCTCATACGCGTAACTCACTTCTTGCCTTTTCAAGGAACGAGCAACTCGGGATTCGAACTGCGACCTAAAAGTCGTAGTCCTCTTGCCCTGCGGATACTTCCGCTGCTTTAGGTTTCTGCTCGTACTCAAAGCCCTCCTCCTCGTCAAAATCATATGTGCTGTATTCTTGTAACTTCATTACTTGAACAGCTTTAAGACGTAGTGAGACGCCGCAAGTTTTGGTACTGCTCATGTAGTATGGGTAAGGCTCGTAGTGAACTACCACCTCACTTCCATTTCCTACTTTGAAATCTTTGTTAACAACAACATTGTTATCATCGATGTTAAGGATTGGCTTACCCTTTGAATCCACAACCAACGGACGTTGTGAATGAGTTCCACCATTCTTTGAGGTAAAGGCTGCTTTCATTTTGAATTTAAAACGTAGCTCGCCTGTCTCATTACCCTCTTCATCTTCGACTTCTCTAAAGGGCAGTGCAGACAGAGGTTTTTCCTCAGGCATCTTCTTGAACTTTGCTGGGTTCTCTTCAGCTACCTTTGTTCTTTCCTCTTCAACCATGCGTTCCAAGTCAGCGCAAAGCTCCTGTGTATCTTCATCACCTTCTTTTAGAATCAGATCAATAGAGTAGTCTCCTAATGGATTAAACTTTGTGTCAGGTTCTACAACCTTTGCCCACATCGATTTACCACGCGGTGTTTTATTAATCGGCATTTTTACTCCTGTTAGTTTTTATAAAAGCTTAGGTCGTAACCTTCAGCTGCCACCTCAGCCCACCAATCAACTGGAATTGGTTCATTGAGGTCACTTAAGATTTGTATTAATAAATACTTAAGTGCGATAACGTCCATAATTAATTCCCCCTCGTATTAGTTACTTTTCCGTAGCAATTTAGCTAAAGAAAAACTGGCTCTTTAGTACTTCTTTGAGATCCAGGTCACCTTTCTCAGGGACAGAAGGAACATCATCAACAACCTCTTCAGCTTCTTTCTTAAAATCAGAAAGCACATCATTAGCTGTATACATTTCATAAAAAGCTTCACGAATTTTCTCTGCAAGGAATTCAGTGTCTGCAGCATGTACGCCGTAGCTATCGTGAATCATTGCAAAATCAGTAATACCTTCAGCAACACATTTATTTATTGTGAGTGTCATTGCAGCAGCATCCATGCTGTGAACGAAGTTAGGGCTAGAGCCTTGTACAGCACGGCGTCTATCGAGCTTAGTAAAATCAAGCTCATTCACTGTTGGCTTAATCAGTGTGTTATCAATATATGTTGTTATTCTTCGTTCTTTCATTGATGGGTATTGCTGCTGAACAACAAAACCTGAAGGCGACGTCCAGATCAGTGGGAGGTTTTCTTCAGAAACCTTAGCCGCCACTTCCTGGATAAAGTTCATAGCATTCCTTGCGGAAACTACGGTGTCACCAATCGCATCCCAAACAAGTGTTGTAAGGAAATGAGTTGGTGGAAATAAATCTCGAGGCCAAGGATTAGGATGGCCTCCTTCTAGCTTCTCGACCACATAGTCTTCTATGTATTGACGACAAGAATATTTTTGACCGCCATACGGTAGAACCATGACAGGTCGTTTAGTTGTTTTTCTAGTTACTCCAAAGTCCAGCCATTCCTGAGCTAGGACATCCCCTTTCTTAGCCATTTCTTCTAATTTACTAATCACTTTGTCGGCTACCTCTTGATAAATATCTTGTGGTTCTGGGGTTGGTAATAAGTTAGTGGCTTTACCAGCTACTGTATCTCTGAGTTGAGCTGAGAAATGCTGCAAGCCATTGTTAGATCCATCGAGACCGATAGGTAAAGAAGACATGTAGCCCATGCCCTCCTCCATGAATCCTGCATACTCAAAACAAAATGCTAAGAACATCCAAGGTTCATCAGCTTCTTGCCACCAGGTATGGTTTAAAGGATCTCCAGCTGAGGCCAGGATCTGCTCTTCATTGTTGTAAACCCATAGCTCACGAGCATCCAACGATGTTTTGTCATATCCAAATGAATTAGCACCATGAATACAGAGCCATTTAAGAGCTTCAGGAGACTCAATAGGTTTGCCATCAGCAAACGTTAATAGAGCTTTGGAATACCCAGTTCCCTGAGGTGATAAAAAGCTCACTGTGACGTATTTACGACCTCTGAAGTCACTTTGATATGGGTAATAGAAAGCTTCATATTGAGAAAATCTTTCAGCCATCTGTAATGTACGAATGAACTGGATTCTCTTTGAGCTATTTCGCGTATTTGCTTGGTGAACCTGAGCAGCTTTTGATTTCCACTGCTTGAGAGCTTTCTGCTGAGCTTCATCCATTTCAGACTTCTCCATCCCTGGGAATGGGCTCGGAGGAATCGGTAAAGCATCCTTTGGTGGAATGCCCTTCCAATCCATACCAGACTCCCAGCAGGATCTCATGACATCTAAGACTCTGTGGTTTACAGCCCAGCGAGTCTTCTGCAGCGCATTGATAGCTGCATACTCCTCAGGCATATCGTGGTTACGCATCTCTTCTAGATACTTACGGTTGTAAGTCTTGATCATAGGAAGGGGGCGCACAAACGCATGGTGATATCCACCACCAGTTGGTTCAGTCCAGTCTTTTGGTGGGATGACACAAGGCAGATAGAAAGGTGATAGTAACTCGCCGCTCTTGTTAACCTTCTGGATCCAATCAATGGTCTTCTCAGTAGCTATGATGAAAGTCTTACGTTTCTTCCGACCATAGGCGTGAGTTTTAACCTGGACGATTCCAGTGGTCTGAACCAGGATATCGATGAGCTTGCAGCCAAGATGCATTTTCTCCTGATGAGACCATGGGACATAGTCAATCAGAGCCTTACGATTCATCGTATGGATCAGAGCGTATCGTCTGTAGTGTCTGTTGGAGGTTCTCTTGGTGACCTCATTGACGATGGTCTTGAACCAGTGCTTTTCTTTGTCCTCGAAGAGACCAAATTTGAACTCATCTTCGACGGCATTTGCGATTGTCATTGCGACATTCGTGAGTGGTAATCTTTTGGAAACCCCGTCCACCACCATCTTCAGGGTTAGGTATGAAACTTTCTCAGGATCTACTGAGTTGAGAATAGTTGCAGCTGTTTGGATTTTCCCCGCTCTCCCAGCGAAGGCATGCTGCAAATAGTCGATGATTCCGTCACTCAGTGCATTGACTGAATGCTTCATCAGGTTGATGCCATAGAGGGTTGTGCTCTCCTGCTTACGCTCCTGAGCTACTCCCACTTCCTTGTAATAACGAGACACCGAAGTGTCCTTCATTTCCTTTTCTAACTTACGTTGTTCCTCTACTAAATTCATATTTACGCCACAATTTACGCCACAAAGGGCAATTTAAAAGAATCCCTTAAAATACGAATAAACGGACATCCGCTTCAAAGTCTTATGAAATAAGGCTAAATTCAATACTTTAGGGGAGTTGATACTGTGGCGTATCCATTGCAATGGGATTTTAAGACCCATTGTTTGGTGCGAGAGGCGGGACTCGAACCCGCAAGCCATTGAAACGGCGCGAGATTTTAAGTCTCGTGTGTATACCAATTCCACCACTCTCGCTGAATACGCCACAGTTTACGCCACAATTACGCCACAGTCACGCTACCGCTCGATAGAACGGATATTGCGTCAGTCAAATTACTAGGCGCGAGCTTCGCGTATCTCATAGTAACTTGCAGTGAGCTGTGATTCATAAGCTTCGACACTGTTTGGATCGAAACTCCGCGCTGCACCAATCGTGATGCAAATGTGTGTCTAAGAGTATGTATGGTTACTGCATGATCATCGATCTGATTGATTTGCAGAGCACGTACAAACTCATAGCGGATCTTTTCATAAGTAAGTCCTGGAAAGATCTTGCCGTCTCCGAATACCTCCAACCTTTTAGAGATAATCTGAGATACACGTGGCGTTAAAGGAACAACGTGATCCTTATGGTTCTTTGTATCGTAAAAAGTGACTTGCTTAGGTGTACAAGCATCTCCAGTGAGCTTGAGTGTTTCACCTATACGAGCCCCAGTATCTAATTGGAAGATAACGAGGTCAGCAATATCATCCCTATCGAGCTGTCGCAGTGTTTTCACAATAGCTTCTTCCTCAGGCAGACTGAGAAAACGCTCTTTGGTGACAGATTCTTTCTGACGTGGAATGTATGGGAGCTTGTCTAAACGCTCACACTTCCAGGCATATTTAAGAATCTTAGATAAAGCAGCCAATTTACGATTAATGGTGCCGTTTGAATTCCCTACTTCGTTACGCAGGTGGTTCACAAGATCTTGCACTCTTTCCGTATTAATTACGGATAAGGAACAATCTTTACCAAAAAAATTCATGACCATGTTTGCATTCTTCATGGCTGAATCTTCAGCTTTGGTACCACGCCACTCAGCGTCATAGGTTTTCTGTAAAGCTGTCTCAAATGTCCACGAGTTAACGCTTGGTTTACGTGGCAGATCTGAGCCTGCAGCAAGAGCTAATTTAGTCTCAGCTTCCCACTGAACAGCTTCAGCATAGGTTGGCAATGTCTTACGACGGCGTTTGCCAGTTTTAGAATCGGTGACATAGGCTTCGAAGCCAGCACCTCTTGGTTTTACACTCATAACATCTCCTGTATTTTTCGCATTACGCTTTCCCCCTTTTGGGTCAGTCTGATTGTCTTACGAACCCGATACATCGGATCCTCTTTAGTTGTGACTAAATTTAAGCCACCCATAGATTTTACCCCAGCTTTTGTAAGCTTTGAGACATTTCGTGATGCGGCTGCTCCAGATATATTCAACTGGTCTGCTATATCCTTAATAGAGATGCCTCTCTCGTCGTCCTGGTGCTTGTAAATCAGGAGTAAAGTCATGATGGTTTGAATTGGCATTTCTGCGTCAAAAGATCGCAAATAATCCAAAGCGTCAAACAATTTATTTTTGAGCATGATTTCTAGAAATTACGATAAGAAGTCTAAATAGATGAATGTACGTGTCTACGTAATTATCTCTTAAGACTCGTTCAATGAAACAAGTCGACCCAGTGCTATTTTTCTGAACGACTAACTCTATATTACAACATCTCATAGCTCCTCCGACACTGTAATTTACTCTCTCTCCTCTAATTGCTACGATAAAGTAACTATTTTAGAAATGCAATTAAATGTGGGCATGTATTTATCGCAATTTGTTATGTGTTTATAAGAAATACACATAAGATTTATGTTCATTTTCGAAAACTTCCGCCTACACCATGATAGTAACCTCCCCCTGGATCGTGGCCTGCGTTGGGCATATGAAAAAATACGGGCAGGGAAATAGAGGAGAAACGAAAACCTGCCCGTAAACGCTAGTTATTTTTTACGTATGTTTTCCCATAGTATATTGAGTAGAAAAACTACGAGATATATACAAACTATAACTAGCTGCCAATCAATGCTCGAGGTAGCTGACATTCGCTACCTCCTTATCCCAGCAGGCACGGCAAGTGCCGCACTGGTTGCCTTGTTTTGGCGCAGGACATAAGTGGCCTGCAGCATTGAGAGGTGTGGTAACAACACTTGATGTGTTGTAGTTGGTGTTTGTTAAGCATACGTCTATTTTACCAGACGAAATTCTGATAGTTAGGTTATCTGGGATAATAGATGATTGTTGATATTGCTTAACAAGAATACGTTCTTCGGTTGGTAGCCAGAACTGCACGTCAGGTAAGTTGCGTGCAACTTGGCAGATGTTGTCAAGATGATTGAGATCTTGAATGTCACCAACATCGTGCCAACGGAAGTGTGTGTCTTTGGTCTTGGCTATGAGATAAGTCATAGCACTGACCCACTGTGGATGGTCGAGAGACAGATAACGTTTCATAAGTGCTGTTTGCACATTCTTGAAACGGTAACGACCTTTCATACCGTAACAGTTGTAACAAGGTGTACCAGGTATTTTGGCAAGCTTGCTACCTGTTTTGCATTTGGATGCTGGTATTGAATAGCCATGCCCAGGCATTTTGCCGGGCTTGGATAAAGTATGGCAGATAGACTCCGCCATAGCTTTGTTAGTGATAGTTTGATTACGTATTATTAAATCCTGCATAGTAATTACTCCTGTATCGTATCAAT